AAAGTTTCTCTTCTATCGGGTAAATGATAACTTTCACAACCTTGTTTTTTAAAAATTTCAACAAGTTTTTGTGTTTTTTCAATCCTTTCTTCATTTAACTTATCTCTTGCTTTTTCATAATCTTCTGAGAGCTTGATTACTTGTTTATCAATGCTTTCAAAGTATGATTTGTAAGAGTCAATTTTTAAAACTGACCTTATTTTTTTGGCAACAACCTCAGATACCTCATCTTTCTTAGATTGTAATTCCATTGATTTAATTTTCTTAATTGGATCAATTAAAGAATATATTTTGTTTCTGTAATGATCTATTTGATATTGTTTTAATTGCATAATTTTATCCTTTCTTAATATTATTTTTAATTAAATAATATAATATCCCATAAACATACTATTAATACAATGTCAAGCTATTTATTTTAATATTTTTTGTTGGAAAAAGTAAAAATATGCCCATATTATATATCAAAGGGTGTTAATTTTTAGGAAAATATCACCATTATATAAATAAGAGAAAGAAGAAAAAAATGACTTTTGAAGAAAAAAGACAAATTATTGAAGAATTACTTAAAATTCAAAAAGGTAAACACCTTATTGATATAAGACAAGATGAAATTGAATTATTGGCAACATTAAAAGCTAGTAGTCAAGAAAACATCAAAAGAATTATTAGAGAGTGTCGAGATACGCAAGACCCTTATTTAATAGTTTTGGCTAATCACATAGAGCGATTTTATATTGCTCAAATGGTTGAAGAATTAGACAAAGAACAATTTGAGAAAGAATTAGATGAAAAAGAAAGCATTGAAAGATCTAGCACTAGACATTAGAGCTAATAAAGTTTTTACATCATGGCAAGTACCTCAAAAACAATACTTGCCATTGATTTTTATGCCTATCGCTCTTGGTGGTTTTAAAAAAAGTTGGGTATTTTTTTATTCCTATTTTGACAATCAAGTAAACCACCCAAGATCAGTAAGTGGTTATCCAATTTTTTCTACAGTTGGTGGTCTTAATAAAAAAGATATGTTGGAACTACATAAAATTTTATGTCATCTTGAAGAAAAAGAGAATGAGGCAATCAATGAATATTAAATATTATGTGTGGTGTCAAAGTCCGTGAGTTCTTGTGCCAAATCTTCCATCTCCCAATCATTGATATTTTTATCTTTTATTTTTTCATAAAAATTTTTAACAGTTTTCATTATTTCTGTATTTTTATTATGGTCAATTTTATTTCTTAAATGCCATTTACCAAGACAAGACAAGTGATTTCTTAATTTAACAGTAAAATACACATAAGGGTCTTTTGATACCCTAATCTCTCTTTTGCCTCTAGAACCATAATAGGAACTTGTATAAAAATTATCTTTAATATAAGGTTGTTTAAATTTTTTCATATATTTACTCCTACAGGGTAGTCGAAAAGGATTTAACGACTACCCTTTTTCTTGTTAATGTCTATCCAATTGGGTTCGTGAACTTTAGGACACGTTATCATTAACAGTTAAAACTAGAAAGTGTACATAAAACCTGCTCATTGGTCTTTCTAGTTAAGGTTAGCATATTTTATACTCACGATGTTAATTCATCGAGACAGGTATATTTTTATAGCCGTTAGCCTGTAACGTCATTTAAGACTTTTCATTGTCGGCAACTAACCTTAAACATCATATAATCATTATAAAAAATAATACAAGTATATTCTTGCATTTAATCCCATTTAATATTATATAACTATTGTGATACTGTGAAAGTGTATAAAACCGACACCGACTAGCGTTCCGATAAGTGCTTTAAAAAGGGAGGTCAGTATCACAAAAGAAAGAAGAGGTAATAATGAAAGTAAAAGAATTTGTTAAATTGTTACAACAAGAAAACCAAGAACTAGAAATTGTTTTTTGGAATGAAATAATGGACGACAATCATTGGGGCTGTATTTTAAGCACTGATGACGTTAACAAAAAAGAGTTGTGTATCTGTCCAACAATTGAAGAGGGAAAATGGTAATATGATGAGTAATGAAAAAGAGAATATGCTTATGACAGCTAAACAATTTTTACAAGTATTGAGTGGTATTTGTAAAACAAATAGAAAAATTGAAGATTGGTCTGATAAATCACCAGAAGATGAATTTGGTATTCTTGCTGATATGATAGACAATTTTTTAGAATATGATCATAATGAAAGTGAGGTCAAAAATGATTAAAAAGATATTGAGATTTTTTAAAAAACCAAAACCAACTTTAATTTGGTTACAAATAGAACAAAGACAGTATTATGGTGTTATTGGTTGGTTAGCTAATGACAGGAAAACATTTGTTAAAGGTAAAGATAATTTTCACAGATTAGGTATGAAAGGATAAATTATGAAATTAGATATCTATGATATAATATACCAAGATAATGATGGTAACTTTTACACTTTCAAAGGTGACTGTAGTCATTTTCCTAGTGTATTTATTGATGATGAGGACATTGAAAAAATTAAAGATTTGAAAAAATATTTAAATGAGGAATAAAAATGAGTAAACAAAATTATGTAGCTTGGGCGTATAATACACCCACATTTGAAACTGCTGAATTATTTATGGAAGAAATTAATGATATGTTGAAAAAACATAATCTTAAATTGGATTACTATTTTGATGATGATCAAGAAGAGTGGGATTACAAAATAGTGATGGAAATAGAGGAGGAGAAAAATGAATAATAATGATGACGCTAACAAAATAAAAAAATTGTTAGGTTTGAATGGAGATGAATCAGATAAGTTCGGCTATTATAATGTAACAGATGTACTTATAGCTTTAATGCATTTTTGCGATAGGGCAGATAGCATGGAAGAAGATGTAGCTGAAGTAAATTGGGATTTTGATTCACACTTAATGTCCGCTCGTGAGGGTTATGAACAAAATAAAAAAGATGAGGGAGAAAGTTATGCATATAGATAAATATGTTGTGAACAACATTGGTACGAGGTGGACTAATGGTAAAAGTAAAAAAGGTCAATTATTAGCTTGTCTTAATGGTGAAGATATAAGTTTTAAAAATTTACTGCCTTTATTAGAACAATGGAATGAATCCGTTAATGGTGAATGGGCTGACAGGAAAGTTGAATTGACAATAAATGTAAAGGAGTTGGACAGATGATAGAAAAAGAAATTTTTTATAAAGATTTAGAAATTAAAATTTTGAAATCAATTGATAAAATTAATAAAGAAATTTTTCAAATTCAAGAACATATTATTGATTATGAACAATTTAATGAAAAGAAAATAAATGAATTTGAACCCTTTGTTAAAAATTATCCTTTTCAAATATCTTTTGATGAATTTAATGCATCAAATTATTGGGGTAGTCATGGTGATGATGAATATTTAAATAAAATACCAGAAGAAAGGAATTAAATGTTTATAATTTTTTTAGGTAATTGGTTAACTTTAATTTTACTTATTCTAATTTATTGTTTGTATCGATGATTTCATATTCGGCATTAACAATATTATTGTCCCGTATCTCTTTTAACTTTGATTCAAGTTCTTTCCTGGTCATGTTGTCAAGAGATGCGGTGACTACCTCTTTTCTATCAACATAAAAACCCGCTAATTGACCTCTTCTATATTCAGCAACAACAGCAGGACCAATCTGTCCATTTTCTACAGCTTTTTCTCTTAACCTAGCCAATTCTCTTGAGTGTCTTACAACATCTACTTTTGTGGCTTCTGCATATTCCCTCTGTAAATTTTCAATTGCTTCAACTACTTTGGGGTAATATTTAGGGTTACGAAGATTACAAGCTGCTGCGGTTGCACTTTTTTCTGAATATCCGGCTTGTTTTGCACATTCAGTAGGCGTTAATCTACCATTTTCTGCACAAAAGATCTCAACAAATGCTTTTTGTTTAGGACTTAAACCATCTCTTATTTTTGGCATAATATCCTAATTATATGTATTTTTTTTAAAAGGTATAGTTATATTTTACCCTACTATCTTTATAAATTCTAAGTAGGGCTTAAAATATCCCAATAGTGTAACAGATAGAAATATTTGCTGTTACAAATATGTTACATAAAAACGTAGTAAATTCAGTAAGTTAAAGTAATGTAACGTTGTAACGGCTGTAACAGGGGGGTAAAAGAGTTTTTAAAATCAGTATGGGCTAAAAATATCTATACTTATTAAAAAAGGGGGCACTAGTATTAAACTAGTGTGAACCTCCCCCTTTTGCACACATTAATGGTTTAACGGGTTATGTTAAACGATCTTGAGATTCGAGGTCCCGAACCATCTGCGTGATTAAACATGACCTGTGTGGAGCCACCAGAATATACCTCTATCCCAACTCTAAAAAGGTATTTCACCTTTAAACTTTAAAACTGGTTTACTTTGGATAAATTTTGTAGTTTTTAAATCCTTCATCTCCTTGTACGTCAAGTGGCGGACCGTAGTAGAAGGAAGGACTACCTGCGCCGTCGTCCCAAGACTGGTGATAGTATTCATTTTTCTTAATTTTGCCTTTGCCGTAACAAACTTTGCATTTTTGATCTGCTTCTTCACATTCAAACTTGAGCTTAACATTACCTTCTCCTTTACAATTAGCGCAAATCATCTGCTTGATCGATGATAATGCAACCATGGTTCGTGATGCGTAAAAAATAATTCGTGCCATAACGCTTCTTTATAATATCTTCAAGACGATGGTATTTATGTCTATCCAACAATTCTTCCCTGGTCCGTGGATCACGCATCACTTTACTTCTTACGTCATCAAATTCATCAGTTAAACGTAACTTTAAAGATCTATTTTTTTCCATTTTTTTTACCTAATAATTCGTTTAATTTATCAGTTTTTTTCTTTGCTATTTGCTCTGCACTTGAAACTTCTAAATTTAAAACTTCTGCATTTACATCAATTTCATTAGTTTCAACTAATTCTCCCGAAACTGTATGAGCATGAGCTTCATTATATAAATACAATGAATCACTAAGCGCTCTTTGTATTACACGTAATAAACGACTTGTGGTTATGCCGTCCGGAGTTTCTAATCTAATTTTAACATCAAAAACTTGCTCTGTTCGAGTATCATCATTCTCAAATAATTCATATTCATCATCGTACCATTCTCTACCGTGATGACTATTTTTTTCTTTCTTCATAATCTCCCCTAATTTCTTAATTTTAAATTGTAACATCGAATACAACGCCACACTTCATAATTCATTTTATCTTGCATCATGTTATCACAAAGATATTTTTTAGAACAGTCTTTACAAACCTCATGTGTGTATAATCTGCCATATTTTGCCTTGTATTTAAATCTTGGTAAAATTGATTCCTTTCTCATCTTTCTCCTTAATGGTAGCTATATAAAAAATTTTGGGTCGTACATTTTAAGTAATCTATCAAGAGCCTTACTTCCTTCATGTACTATTCGCCTCCATTCTTCATATGTGTAAGACGTATTATGTCTCGGATCAAAAAATTTTACCGATACCGTATCGCATTTAGGACATTGGTAGACCTTACGAATTGGGCTATCGGGTAATTTCATTTAATCCGCCACGCCATTACTCTCTTTCTTACTTTCTTGTTCCTTTAAGTGTTCCTTATCAACTAACATACGTATAAAATTATTAATCGTCATATAACCTTTTTTGGCCATAGGCTTAATTTTATCATAAGTATCTTTGTGTATTGCAACACTTTTGTACTTTTCTATATTCATATGGGTAATATATGGGATTTTATATAAATAGTCAAATATCTTTTTTAATATCCTCGATACATTGTACCTTAAAAGTAAAATATTTATTCATTTCAAACTTCATAAACTTCTTGCCCATTTCCTGACACAGTTTTAATTCATCATAAGTTTCTTGCAAAACCATTTGATTTCCTGTGTAGACCCATGTACTTCCGTTGAAACCCCACAAACTAACCACTATTACGAATGTCTTTAACATATTCTTTGATAGTACCCCAACTTTCACCGATTTCAACATCTACTTTGCATTTAACCTTGAGCGAAACACAATTTTCCATTACAGTTTTTATTACCGAGTATTTATCGGGACTATCAACAGAGAGATTCAATTCATCATGAACCTGTATATGAGGAAGAAAGCCTTCCTCATGTAAATCTATCATAGCTTGTTTTGTTTGATCTGCCGCCGATCCTTGTATTAATCTGTTTAAAGACTTGTATGTAAAGGCTCTTCTAATGTTCCTACCGTGTTCTCTCATAGCTTCTACATGAGGTAATGGCTTGTTTATGCCAAATAAATTTGGCTCCCACAGGTCAAAACGACATTTTCTTCCAAGTAAAGTTCTGATATATCCAACATCTTGCGCACGAGCTGACACTTTATCGGCTAATTCTTTAACAAAAGGTACACGTTTATGGTATTGTTTCCATAAATCTGCGGTGTCTTCTTCATCTAAACCTAATTCTGAACCAAGTTTACCCTTACCCATGCCATACATCATGCCTAAATTAATCGTTTTTGCTGTTTTACGATCAATTCCAGCCATATCCGCTACTACTTGATGAAAATCAGCATCATCGTTCTCATAAGCGTCTATGACGGTATCTGAACCAGGTAAACCTCCGTTCGTTAATTTAGCAAAATGCACCGTGATTCGTGGTTCTTGTTGCGAGTAATCAAAAGTTCCCCACTTGCAACCCTCTTCAGGAATAAATAAACTTCTTATTTTAGGTCCAATAACATTATTTCTAGCAGGAATTTGCTGTAAATTAGGGTTACTGTAGCTAAATCTACCTGTTACCGTTCCTCCTTGGTCGGATCGCATTTGATGTATCTCTGCGTGAATCCTCCCTCGGTGCGTATGCTTGAGGATTGTATCAATGAACGTGGTTCTGGCTTTATTAATTTCTCTAGCTTCAACAACCATCTTAGCAAGGTCACTAGGGTGAGTTGTAAGAAAGTTTTTATCAAACTTAGGCTGGCCAGACTTCTCAGTGCGTTCATACTTAATTTTCTTTGCATCAAAAGCTTTTGCCACAGAAGCTGCTGCCCATATATCCACTGCGACCCCTGTGTCTTTAAGGATTTTATCAAGTAATTCCTTTTCTCTTTTAGCAAATAGTTTCTTAGTTCTCTCTGCTTGGTCCAAGTCAATTCGTACCCCCTTCTTTTTCATCTCAAACAGTATAGGAAAAAGTTTAGTTTCTAAATCAAAAATACCCATGAGATCTTGTTTTATTAATTCTGTTTTAAAATAACCCCATAACTTTAATGTAAGATCTGTATCTTTTTCAGCGTAAGGACCAACATACATCGGCGGTAATTTCCACATTTCACCTTTTGCATCTACTCCCCAACTCTTTGCCGCTTCGTATAGTAAAGTTTCATTTTTTGTTTCACCTAAATAATGTTTACCAAGATCATTTAAAGCATACTTAAATCTATTTTCATCAACTATGGGTGCAGCAATCATTGTGTCAACAATGCGACCATGTACTTTTAATCCCATGTGGTCTAACCAACCAACATCATACATAGCATTATGAAAAATTTTATCGCAGGGAAGTTCTAAAATCTTTTTTAGTTGAGATTTAAAAATTTTTTCATCAAAATTACCACCGCCTTCGTGTCGTAAAGGAAAATATCCAGACCAACCTTCAACAGATAAAGCAACTCCGGCAACAAATCCTTTTCCTACAGGCCAACCAGGACCAATGTTTGTATTAAGACCTATGTCGTTTGTCTCTAAATCAATTGCTATCTCTTTTGCTTGACTTAAATCGGGTATATTTTGTGGTGGCGTCCATTCACTAGGTGGTTGAAACATCGGTATCTGTGTCATTTCTTCATTATCTCCATGTATCTTTTAAAGGTATAAATTTACCTTTTAATTTACAAAACTCTAACGCTTCTGCGTTTAAGTTACCATATGCAACTAAACAGCTTGGCGCATTGGCACAATCACCTTCGCTACCATCAACATGATAAAATTTTAATCTACCTTTGAAGAAAAAAACTGCGTGAGCTTTACTCCACACTTGTTCATGAAACCCTATTGTTTCTGTTCTTGCAAATATTAAAGCAATACCATTGCCGTGGTTATAAAGTTTTTCTAACCACTTAAAAGTTTCTCTACCGTAAGGAGGGTTACACCAAACTCTACCATCCCAACTTTGTGATAAGCCATCCATCTTTTTATAGTAATGGTTTTTAGCTGTATCCCACGGCCTTTTGTCTGGGTGAGGTGAACAAGGATCAAGATCGAACTCACCAAACTCTTTTATAATATAAGGAGGTGTTAACCACTCATCATTATTGGTTGTGTTGCTATTAAAATTTTTAGTCATCTCTTCTTCCTTTCCCTTTTTTGTCTTCTCTTAGTCATACGTTCAAAAGTTTTTTTCCAATCTTTTTCTAATCCAAGTTTTACTAAATGTTTGGCTGCTCTCATATTTAAATCATCAATCCAATCATGTTTCTTTTTCACAGAAAAACTTCTCTAAACTCTCTATTTGTTTTAGATCTAACAAGGTATAATGTTTGTTTTGCTCTTGTAAGAGCAACATAAAACACTCTTCGTTCATCGTCTTTATCTCTCCAATAAGATTCATCTGCTTTACGGGATAGATCTGATAGTATCATGACATTATCAGCTTCACCACCTTTACTTCCGTGTACAGTAGAGAGCGTGATCCGTGGTACGGGATGAAAGCTACCTTCTCTTCGTATCACGTCAGATACATAAGCTTTCTTGTATTCTGGTACTTTATCAAGAGCCTCGTGCCATGAATAATCTTTTGGCACTCGTAAACCATTATTTTCTTTCAATTGATTATAACTAAATGTTGCATCTTGATCGACACCTGTTAAATTTTTATAGCCACGTTCTACACCGATGTTGGCTCCCATATAATAATAAACATCTTTTAGTGTATCATGATCAATGAAACTACCTTGTTGTAACATGCGCCACCCATTAATTGCGTTCATTAATCTTTTACCAATAGAACTTTTTCCTGCACGATGATAATAATATCCAAGTAATTTTAATTCATCTTCTACCTGGTCTAAAAAATAATTTGTTCTGCCTAATATTAACCAGTTACCTTCTTTAAGATGATCAAAGTTTCTTCGTGGTAAATGCACAATTGTACCTTCTTCTTGTTTCGGGGACCATTGTTTTTGAACTCTGTTTTTAACACGATTAATTAAGTTTACAGCACGTTGTTGTATTTTAATGGGTAAACGATAAGATTTATCAAGAACAATTCTATTTCCTTCTTTATTAAGTAAGTATTCACTTTTAGCACCAGCCCATTGAAATATTGCCTGGTCATCATCACCGGCGATATAAATTCGTTTTGCTTTTTCTGCAAGTTTATCAACCATTTGCCATTGTATAAAAGATAAATCTTGAGCTTCATCAATAATTAAAACATCGAGCCGTGGTGCGATATCCTCTTTTAAAAATTCAACAATCATGTCAGTGAAATCGTATTTAAATTTACGCATAGATCCAAACTTATAATCATGTAACGTTTCACCAATTAATTTTAACTTGGGCCAACCACCTTGCATATGTCCACTTTTTAAAAATTGGTCGTATAATTTAACACCGTTTATTTTTGACATGTCTATAACTTTCATAAAAATATCGTTAGGTGAAGAAACACCATAACCAAGAACTTCACCATTTGGATTTGTTAATTTAACTTGTAGCTGTTGTGAGATAAATCGATAGTCTTCGTCATTCATAACATCAGATTCAGATAATCCTAATGCTAGAAAAGCTAAACTGTGTAAAGTTCTAAAATATTTAAAATCATCCGCATCTTGTTTTGGAAAATCTCGTAGAGCTCTATGTAATGCTTCTTGTGCAGCTTTTTGTGTAAAAGCAAAATATCCTATTTTATCTGGAGAGGTATTTTTTAATTCTTTAGCCACTACTTCATTTAATAGGTAAGTAGTCTTTCCTGTTCCAGGCGGACCAAAAATTAAATTAATCATTAGAAAGGCACCTCTTCTTCCATTTCTGGTTTAGGATGTAAATATTGATCTTTGTCCATTTGTGCAAAATTTTTAGGTACATACCATACTCTACGAACTTTACCATTTAAACGTACACTTCCGCTATCACCACTTAATCCTCTAATACTAGTTACAATTTGTGTAGGATTAAATGTTTTAAATTGCTTCTTTGTGAGAAATTCTACGAGAGCTTCAAACCTAAAATATATTTTGTCATTTTTATGTAATGCTTGACCTAAACGCAAACCTTCCCAATCCTGTGCATCACCTTGGTCCGTGATAAATTCTTCAAGTAATTCATAAAATCTTCCTGTTGCTGTGATCTCTATTGGCATTTCAATAATTTTTACATCAGCTAATAGTTGCTGTAGTTTGGTTGTCCAATCTCTTGGATTCAAAGCATTTGGTAAAATATTAATTCTACCCATGCATGCTTTGCGAAACAAGTTTTGATCATACAATTCATTGTTTGATAAACTTAAACGTTTACCATCAACCGTTATAAACCATTGTGATTCATCTGATTGATACTTAGTAAGATCATCAAATTCATTTTCAAAACCATCACCAATTCCAAATTTTCTACTTCTGCACACACTACTGTTACAAAATTGACACATAGGTTCAACCTTACATGTATAATTATAATCTTTTTCACTGTGTTGATTTATAGTTTTTGTAACTTCTGACATAGAAAGTTTTTTTGCCATATATTTTTGATTAAACTCATTAACTTTATCCTGCCATTCTTTTGGAAATTTTTTCTTGGCATATACGGCGTAATGAAATAATACATTGTCCCTACCACCCTCTTGTACTTTTTGAGACATAAGAGTTTCTAAGCAGGGTGGACCGTCAGACATTTCTTTAAAATTTTTTTTCTTAGATAATTTTATTTGAGAAAATTCTTCTGTAGATACTCTATACTTATCAACAAGATCGAGAAACTCGTCCAAAGTAGCTGCACTGCCGTCATCAAGAAAAGCGTACCGATTGTGATCAGTACCACCAAAGTAAGGGAGATTAAGAAAGTTGCCAACATCTCCACGTTCTTTTTCAATTTTTTCTTGTTTAGGAAATATTTCTGATCCTGCATAACCAAGCTCCCCACTTATCTGTTGTAGTTTAGCTCTCATATCTTTAGCAGGTATAAAAGACTTAACAAAACTAAAAATATGTGCGCCACCACTTTTTGATCGACACACTATTAAAGGAAAATTTTCTTTTCTAATTTGATTTACTATTTTTTTATGGTCCAAAGGATATTGATCTATATCTATACAACCCCATTGACACTCATTATTGTCGTTTATAGGTATAATTCCAAGACTATTAACACCTGACAAGTGCTCTTCCCATAGACTATCGGGCTGTGGAAACAGCCTTACGATACGAGAATCACCTGTGTGCTTTCCTTTTTCATTTACACCACCTTTGGTGTAACAACCATGCGCACGTTCTTGTCCTCTAAAAACTTCTCTAAATTTCTCCATAAAGTTAAAAAGGCGCCCGAAGGCGCCTGATTATTTAATATGGTGAACTTTGTTTTTCTACATCTTGTTCATGTTTGACAGTAGCTGTCCCATCAGAAACAAAATTAGAAAAGTCTTTAGCCATTGCATAGAGATTTTTATCTTTATCAGACAAAAAATCTCCTGCTGTAATATCCCAATTATACCAAAAACCTTGATCGTTTTCTTCTCTTACAGTTTTTAAATTGTAAAATTTAGAAAACATAGGTGGTGTAAATGGTCCATTCTGTCCAGGACGTTTTAAAGTTTTCATCATCGTATTCCACTTACGACTTTTCTTTAAAGCTGTAGACTTCATGGTAATTACACATGGTTCAGCAAAGTCGCCTTTAACCAATAGTACATAATGATTACCACATGTTTCAACGTAGTTACCGTTAGGTAGTCTATCTTTACTCCCATCTCTTTTTGTTTTAGTTAAAATATCACTGCCTGCATCATAAATATTTACAGGTGCTCCAGTGCTACCTTTACCCCTATCAACCCATTCTACATACTGTCTTACGTATCCACAGGGTATAACAGTTACTCCCTCTTCGCCTTTAAAAGTTTCTCTAGATACATCATTAAATATATCACCTTCTGTGGCTCCAAGTTCTTTTTTTTCTTCTGACAAAGGTTGCAACACTTTTAATCTTGGTGTTGCTGTATCCTGATTGTCAACCGTTTCAAATCCTTTGTTTGAATCTTCTTCAAACATTTTATCGAAAGGTATTACTTCAGCATTTTTCTTTTTACTTACAGCATTATTCATTTTTACCTCGTTTCTTATTTTTTACTCAATTTAGTCTTTGAACCAACAAAGACGCCAAATTTGTCCATGGGTATTTCGTTACCTTTGGTAACTTGCTCACGAACAAAAGCTTTTAGGGTCATAGGTTCGACCCAAACCTTTTGCTGAACTGGTAATCCCAGTTCTGAAACCTTGTGTTTAAAATCTTCAGCTTTTTCATCTTCACCTCTACCAAAAGATGCTGACAATTGATTCTTTATTAAGTCACCATGACCGTGGTCCCTTAACCAATCAAAAGCCTCCTCTTTATATTTTGCAGGTATAGATGCATAAATTGCTGGAACAACTTCTAATTTTGATCCATCTTTTAAAGATAAACTTGTTAGGTTCATCTCATTCATTTTTTCAGGTATAATTTCTTCACTAATTTTTCTAGCGTTCTCTTTTACTTTCTTTAACGCTGCTTCAAGCATAGCTGTCTCTTCTTCAAGGTCAACTAATTTTTGAGATAATTCACTTATATCTTTTAGAGCATCATCTTTAATATCTATGTTAACGTCTTTTTCAAAATCAATCATCTATTTCTCCTTTCTCGAATAGATTAAATTTTACAGGATAATATTTCATTTCCATCTTATCCCATTTTAAGCATTGTATTCTACCACGATTTACATCAGATGCAATAGCACATGCAATGCCCATGGCTACAGGATCACCCATTAATAATAAGTAATCATTATCTGTATAATTTCGCAGTTTTCTGCGTAATTTATTTACAGTAGGTTGACTGCTTAAAACTACTTGCGATCCCTCAGAAAGCAATAATTCTAATTCACCATATTCTTCAGCAGGTAAAATGTTTCTGCCTTTAACTTCTTGAATAACGTAAACTGTCATACTTTCTAATTTCCCAAATAAAGGTTGTTTTCTGATTAATCAAGTATTATATCTCAAAATCAGAAATAATAATAGGATAGAATGGATTACAAATTTAAGACTGTTCCTTATGAACATCAATTAAAAGCTCTTGGAGCATCACATAATAAAGAAAATTTTGCTTTATTTATGGAAATGGGCACAGGAAAATCAAAAGTTTTAATAGATAATATAGCCATGCTACATGACAAAGGAAAAATTAATTCTGCTTTAATTGTTGCTCCAAAAGGTGTCTATAGAAACTGGGAAAAACAAGAAATTCCCACACACATGCCAGAACATGTGCCATATAAAATTTTAGTTTGGAATCCATCCTCAACTAAATTTTTAAAAGATTATGGTGCTTTTATAAAAGATCAAGATAATCTAAAAATATTTTTAATTAATATTGATGCTTTTAGTACATCTAAAGGGGCAGAAATTTGCAAACGTTTTCTAACAGCGACGCAAAGTTTGATGGCTATAGACGAATCAACAACTATAAAATCACCGACAGCTAAAAGAACTAAAACAGTATGTAATTTAAGAACTCTAGCAAAGTATAGAAGAATATTGACAGGTTCTCCTGTAACTAAAAGCCCCTTAGATTTATATACACAATGTTATTTTCTTGATCCTGAATTATTAGGGCATGCTTCTTACTACTCTTTTAAAAACAGATATGCTGTTATGATAAGTAGGAGTGTAGCAACTCATTCTTTCAAACAAATAGTGGATTACCAAAGACTTGATGAACTTGAACATAAATTAAATCAATTCTCTTACCGTGTTCTTAAATCTGAATGTTTAGATCTTCCAGATAAAATATACACAAAACGATATATTGAAATGACGCCAGAACAAAAGAAAGCGTATGTGGAGATGAAAAATTTTGCCATATCTATTTTAGAAAAAGAGACTGTAACAGCAGCGGGCATACTAACACAAATGATTAAACTTCATCAAATAACTTGTGGTCATTTGATTACTGATGATGGTAAAACTCTTGAGTTAAAAAATAATAGGATTAATGAATTACTTAATGTTTTGGAGGAAATAGATGGAAAAGTCATTATTTGGGCCGTTTACAGGCATGATATTAAAAAAATTGAACAAGCTATTACACAAAAATACGGAGAGAACTCTGTCAAATCTTATTTCGGCGATACTGCTGATGCAGATAGGCAAGATATCGTTAATGCTTTTCAAGATAGAGAAAGCGATTTACGGTTCTTTGTTGGCAACCCTAGAACCGGAGGGTATGGCCTTACTCTTACTGCTAGTAATACTATTATTTACTTTAGCAATAGCTACGATTTAGAAGTAAGAATGCAATCTGAAGACCGTGCGCACAGAATAGGACAAAATAAAAAAGTAACATACATTGACTTCATAGCTGAAAAGACAATTGATGAAAAAATATTAAAATCTTTGCGTGGTAAAATTAATATTGCTACAAAAGTTTTGGGAGAAGATTTTAAAGAATGGCTGATTTAAGACTGCCGTATATTATTTCTTCTTCAGTCACATAAACAAGATTTACTTTTAATTTTTTTTGTATTGGGGATAAAATTCTTCTAATAAAATGTCCTTTGTGCATTCCTGACTTTCTTATAGATTGTGTTTTAACATCAAATAAGTGTAGTTTACCCTTTGGTGAAACAGCAATTATGTCAACTGGGCACTGTCTATGCAAAGGTGTAAAAACAAAAAAACCTTTTTTTAAAAGATCTGTTATTACCAGCTGTTCGCTAATTACACCTTTAATCTGTTTTAAATTCATCGATTAGGATCTCTATTTTTGTCTCTAATCTAATTATTCTTTCTTTTATTTCTGGTATGTCTTCAAGAATTGCATTTTCCATCATAGCTTGTTTTGATTCAAGAGCCGTGACACGTTGAGATAGCATACCGTAAACTGAACCTGCTGAAATAAGAATCATGCTTATCCAAACTATATTTCTTATATTAAAATCTTTTTCCATAATTTATTAAAAAAAGAAAAATCTTTTTTTCTCTTCCTCTGTTTCTTCTGGTTCATCATTTTCATTAGCCATACCAATAAATTTTAATATACTTGGTGTGAAAAGAGCTGATATAAATTGACCAATATCTTTTGCACCTAATTCATTTACGGCAAATTCTTTGCCAGCTTCACCAAAATTTGGCATTTGTAGACTGCTTCCAGGAATATCAAGACTTTTTGCACCTCTATCTATGCCAAGTAAATTAGCTATTAACATTTGATACATGTTTCGTGGATCGTTAGGATCCGTTGTATTAGCTGGTATCATTTTTAAGGGTTCTGTAATTTTTTTGAATGCATCAGGATCATCAAATATACCTGTTCCAAGATTATTAATAATTTCTAATGCCTTTATTTGATCATTATCACCTGATTCTTGTCTCGGATCTACACTCATTATACCTTCGCCTTTTCTTTCTATAATAGTCATGTCAGGATTATTAGGATCAGCAGAAACAACGTCTCCTGTTTTAAAACTCATATTACTAGATATTTTAGGTCTTATAGGATTTCCGTCATCATCGTATGTTGTTTTAAATGAAACCATTACGCAACAACCTGCCTTCCTACATTAGTGTTTGCAATGCCACTGAATACAGGATCATCTGTACCAAAAACTCTTTGCCCAGCTGCAGCAATATTAGTATTTATTTTATTATTAGCTAAGTTAAAATTGTTTAAACTACTTGAAGGTATTGCATCAAGTAAATTTACCGGTATTTGAGATGTTTGATCCTCTTTAGGTTTTTGATTATCTCTTTCAATTATTTCTGGATAGGTATCTGATTTAAATCTTTCACCTTTAATTATAGATGATACAGGAACAGTTTGAGTAAAAACTCCAGTATTTATTTGATCACCTTCAGTTAAAGTTATTCCAAATTCATCTGCTAATCTATCATAAGCTCCAAGAATAGCTCCAAATCTGACTCTATCTAAAGGAGACTGTACATTCTCAATTATTGCTTTTGTATTGCCAGGCTTTGCTAAAATTCTTGCTAAAATATCATTTTTAAAACCGACTATTGCAAATTCTAGTAGTGTTGCAGGGTTAAACTCAGATAAACGTGATCTTTGTGTTGCACCTGTTATAGCTCCACCAACATCACCACCTTCTCTCAATCTTGCTATATACGTGCTGTAATCGTTTAGCTTCGAAATAGAATCCTCATCAAAAAATTTTAAATAATTTTTATTTTTAAGAATTTTGTCTATTTCTCTTTGTAAAATTTTGTAATCTAAAATTTCTCCAACTTGTCCTGTTCCGGCTGTTTTAGTAGCCTTATCAAGCGCATTTTCTATAATACCTGCTCTAACAGATTGAACAAAGTTATCTCCACCTTGATTAATTAAATTCTCTAAAACTTTGTCTGTTCCAATTTTATTTTTATTAGCTTGTTTTATTGCTTCAGTTATAATTTCAAAGTCAGTACCTTGTTTTTCTAATGCCTGAACAAAAATACTATTGTCCATTAAATCTTTGTAATTAGCTATTTTTTGTAATTGTTTAATTTTTTCTTCTGCTCCGTCTCCTAAATAATATTTTAAAGTGTCTGAATCTTTTGCTATCCAATCTTTCAAACGTTTACCTGTTAATGATGGATCATTAATTAAATGATTTATAAAAAGTTGTTTTATTCGATTTTCAAAAACTACTCCTTGTGGGTTTGGTGTTTCATCAAAACCATACATTAATTTTTGTAAAGTTTTACCTGCAATTTTATTATCCGGGTTAAATATAAATCTAGTTAAAGTATCTAAATCACTTGTTTTTGACATTAAGTCTTTTACAAACCCATAATTCATAACTTGTTCAAAATCAGTCAAATTATTATTCATAATTTTAATAACACTCATAAATTCAGGACTTCCGTTAATGTAATTTCCCGCTCTGTTCATTGAAGGATTCATCATTTCTTTAACAGAATTTAAAACTTTTAAACCAATTGCAGCATCTGCGCTATTTGTACTTTTAGATAATTGATAAGCCTTATCTCTAATATTTAAGAGTGCTTGAAAACTATTTTCAAAATTTTTTTGATTTGGTTTTATTGCTCTTGAAATATCTTCAAAATTTTGTACTACTTTTGGTAGTTTGTTTATTAATGTTAAAAGTTCTTGTGCATCAGAACTTGCTGTTGTTGGTACTTCAAATCTATCTCCTGCAACAAAACCCATTTTGTCTTTATCAAACTTAGGTTCGCCTCTAATTTTTACATTTTTCTGTATTTCAGAAGAAAGATTTCTTTTTAAATAAGTAAAATCTATTGATGTGTTTACAGCTTCACCATTTATTTTTGTTAGTTTTAAAGCCTTGTTGGTAAGGGACTTTGTTAAATCACTTTGATTTAAAGTATAAAAATCTGTAAGCTGATTAAAAAACTGTTCGTACTCATTTGCTACTTTTTGATTTGGAAAAAACTGTATAAGCTTTGCCATTTCACCTTCAAGATTTTTACTAATTTCTAATAAATCTGCTTCGTTTAAAGGCGTGTCAGAACCCCTAAATTTTTTTAATGAATCTAAAACTTGATCACTTTGATTTCGTAAAGCATTTTCAACTGTTGAAGTAAATTCACCCGCTTGATAAAATGATTTTCTAATAGCTGGATTGGCTATTAACTGTGCTAATAGCAAGGGAGGTAAACCAAGTCTTTCTGCAGCCTCATTTAATTTTTTTGCACCTTCAACATTTAAAAGTCTATCACCTGAAAGTCTTTTTAGAATCATATCACCAGCAGAAAATAAAGTAGCTGATAAACCTGCGTTTATTGCATCATCATAATCTAAAAAAATATCATTAAAAAAACTTAGCCTGTCTATTACGGCATCGTTGTATTCATTTTCTCCGTACCCTCTTAGAGTTTCAACACCTTCCCGTAATTCGATACCTGTTCTTGCTCCAGCAAAAACGGATAAAAATTTTGTCAAAGGGCCTTTTTTGTTGACTGTAATATAAGCTCCTGTTTCAGCTAAAAACTGTTCATCAAAAATTGTACCTAAAGCTGTACCTAAATCACCTTTATCTAGACCTTCTAAATTAACAAATTTAAATTTTTCTTTTTCTTGTTCAAAATCTTTTACGCTTTTAATGTAAAGTTCAGGATATTTTGTATCACCATCCCCTAAAGGTAACATAACTTGTATATATTCACCGTCTGGGTACGCTTCTAGAAATTTCTTTTTTCTAGAATTAAAATCATTACTTCTAGCTAAATCACCTTTTAAACCTATGTCTGGATTTAAATTTAATATATTAGGAAAAACTTGTCCTGGTTTATTTTGTGGTTTTCCATCTAAAACGTAATCTGATCCTAAAGCTTTAGAATCAATGTCAATTGGAACACCTATAATTGATTCTAATAATTTTACTTGATTATTAAAAGCAATGTCTTCAGCTTCTTTTAAAAGTTTTATGTATTCACTTTCATATGTTTTTATACCTAGTAAATCTTCAGATCTTTCTGCAAATGGTAATATTGTAGGTGTTAATCGTTGTGCTTCTAATTGTTTATTGATGTCTTCTCTTGTTTGATCGGTAACTTTTAGAAAACTCTCTAAATCAACTATATCTTTAAGTTGTTTAGTTTCAACTTCTTGTTTTGTAACCATTATAACAATTCATCCTGGGTAGCTAAATAGACTGTAGCTTTATCACCAGTGATTTCGCCTCTAAATATACTATATACTGGGGTGTTAGGTTTAACTGTGATTGACTCTCCATTTGCAGGATTAACAAATATACCATCAGCGTTTGAGTAACCTACAAAACTTAATTCACCATTTGCAAATAATTCTTTTGTTTGACCTATGTTTACATCATTGATAATTATATCTCTTTCAGATTTTGCTAAAACACTTGTTGGCACTAATTCTCCTACATTTAGAACTCTGTTTACACCTGCTTGATATTCATCAGAATTTTTATAATCTTCATATTTTTGATTTGTAATATTCAAAATTTTTATTGCACCGTCTGCTAAATTAAATTCTTCTCCATTTACTGTTCCCTGCGTAAATAACTCTTCAACTAATTCACCTTTTTCTTGTTTTATTTGTGCATCTTTAATATTTAAATCAATTATAAAAGACTGTGCTTCTGGATGAAAAAACACAGCTGAATTAGATTGTACAATTGCATCAAATTCTTTTGTATTTAAATTTCCTGGTATTGCTCCGCCTTTTGCGGTTGTTAGTGTAGCTCTGTTAGATAATGCAATTGCTGCATCTGTTGATACAGCACTACCGTCAACAATACTATCAAATGTTTCTTGCAAGTTAGATGGCAATATTGAATACAAAGATGGAAATTGTGCTTTCAAATCGCCAAAATATTTTCTAGTATCAAAGAAAGATCTTCCGGTAATAGCGTCATCTAATAAAGCTTTTTGTGATAAGAAATTAGTTTCTGATGCTGCTGCATCTGTTGCATCAGCTATAGCGTTATTAAGTATCGGCTCTGCGATTTTTAATTTTGCAGCAAGCTCTTTTTCAAATAAAATTAAATTTTTTTGTTCTTCTTCAGATAAAACATTTCTATTACCATTTATTAAACCAAAAATTAATTCTTGTTTTTTTTCATCTGTTTCATCTAAACTATTAATATAATCTATTTTTTCTTTGAAAGCTGATGGTTTGTCATCAGTAGGTGCTGCCATGTTATGCAATTTAGGATCGAAATCATCAGAACTAATTCTTAAACCTTGACCTTCAGTAATTCCTTTTTCTTCATCGGTTACTTTACTATAGACTGTTATGTCATC